GGCCTCCGGTGCAAACCGGAGGTCTTGCTTTCAGGGCGAGAGCCCACAAGTCGGAAGACTTGATAGATTGTTAAAGGAGGTTTCTTCACTATTATGGATGTCATGCTTGGTGCTGCGAAGCACAAGTCACGCTCCATTCCACCTAAAGTAGTTTCGGTTAGTGAGAACGTTAATTATAACGCGCTCAACCAACCTCAGGCTCCCACTTCAAACGGGAGCTATACATACTCTACATGGTCGGAAGATATTGTCAACACGACTAAGCGGCTAAATCAGCGCGCCAAGTCGAATTTTTGTCGACATATCAAGGAAACCTTTAACTACGGCGGAGGTACGGACCCATTGTATCTTACAAATGTAAGTCCGGCCGGTTGGCACACGGATTACCGTGGTCACCATGCTAACGCCTGTAATGCCTTTCCTTCCGTTCTTAACGCCGTGGAAACGCAGTTGGTTCAAACCCAAAGCGCTGTACTCGGTGTTAATGGGCAGGTATTTATTAACGAAGCTTGGGATAAGCTTCGGCCTGACCTCAGGACAATCTCTGTCCCCAACTTTTTAGTGGAGTTGGACGACTTAAAGAGTTTGTTCCAGATATGGAAGAAAAATCTATCAATTGCGAAGAATGTGGCAGGTGCTCATCTCAATTACAAGTTTGGATGGAAGCCTACTATAGGCGACCTGAAAGACTTGATATTGGGTGTTACTGAGCTGCGTTCTAAGCTGAAGGCATTCGAGGACTCGATCGGCGGGACCGTTCAGGACCGCGCCGGCGTGAAGTTGAATCTGCCTACTTCTGCTACCGGAACCATAATTTTCCCAAGCGGTTTACATACCGTAAGCTACTCAGCGACCTGCCAACGAAAGGCAGTATGCTATGTAGCGTGGCAAGCACAACCACTTGCTGTTATGGGAAGTTTGGACAAAGTACTTCGGGGGTTATTAGACTCCCTAGGCTTTGAACTGAATCCGCGTATAATCTGGGATGCACTACCATTCACCTTCGTCATAGACTGGTTCTTTGGCGTGGGGTCGTTTTTGGACCGCTTCCGGATCGATACGCTTCAACTCCCGGTAGTCCTCGCTGATTCTTTTATTCAGTACGAGGAGAACTTGACTATCGAGTGGTCATGGTTGCGTGCCAATGATGGCACTTATACCACAAGACCCAAGTCCGCAGGGGCAACCTACAGTAGAAAATTCTTCCATAGGATGCCAATATATCCCGACTACGCTACTTTAGCGGGGCTGGGGTTTAGACTGCCGACCCGTAACCAAGCTTTGCTCCTATTGAGCTTAGCTACCGTTCTGAAGAAGTGAGAATAAGGTAGTGAACCTTCTCGCACTTCAGCGCTTACAACAGGTGTTTCGATACTTTTACTTCGAAGCATCTTAACCGCTGGGCAATTAAGCCTGGCTTACCCCTCATTTTGAGGGAGGAGTGTACCATGCCTTTCATTGCACCCGCTCTGTCGAAAGCCTCAGCAACGCCAGATAACGACACGTCTCTCGACACGTATGTGTTGAGGGCGGCCGACCTGGACGCTGGGTCAAAATTCTCCGTGGCCGGCCTAGCCGCACCACTGGAGAAGACCTTGGAGGTCTCTCACGAGACCGTAGCCAAGACCGGCAGAATAAGGACAAGATTGCGCTTAGCTCGTACTGAGCAAGACGCATTGCTTGTACCACAGACGATCACGACAACTCTTGTCATAGATCGTGCACCCAGCACCGCCATCACTAACGCCATCGCGATTGAGGAGATCAACAAACTCGTTGACTTCTTGATCGAGGGTGGGTCGAACGCAAACGTGACGGCGCTTCTGAACCAGGAAGTTCAATAACTCCTGTTCAGAGTAACCATGTTTCGCATTTTGCGCCTAAAAAGGTAGCAATCAACGCGAATTTCTGGTGAAGATAGCGGCCCCGTTCGTTCTGTGTGGAGCTGGATAGGGTGTTTTGCAAACCCGATATTGGGCATGGGATGCTCTTCGGAGGTGTTCCAATGTTTGTTGGTGACCTGAAAAGCCTTCTTCCCTTGTGGAAGAACCTAGCACAAAACCGGCGCTATGAGCCTTACGTTGGGACTCAAGATTTACTTGAGTTCGAAACGAGGTTCACTAATGAGGGATTGACCTTCATCGCCGTGACTCTGCCTACAATAGGCAAAGCCTTAGATCGCTACCATTCTCTTGGAGAATGGGTTGCGCCAGAGCACTTTAAGTGCCTGGAGACGACCATCAAGCCTGGGTTCTTTGGAGTTGGTGAAGACCAGCTCTTCAAGATTCCACTATTCTTGAGGATCGCCATCATAAAGGCGATAGAAGGGGACTCTCTCGCTGTAGATTGTGTGCGTCAGCTGACGCTCATATTCTACAAACTGGAGGTGCCCTATGGACCGGAGAAGGAGCGTCAATATCTTGACAGTTTTAAATCTACTGATCGAGATCTTGATTCTATCTTTAGTGGGAATGATCCTTCACAAGATCTTCTCCTAAAGCGAATGAAACAGTTGATCGCGAGGGTCCTCGTAAATGAGGACCCAACCGACATCGTTCCATCCCACGGCGGCGGTTCTACCGCGTGCCGTACTCCTAATTGGAAAAAGCATCATCGCAGGCTCATGTATTATGAGAAACTGGATGAAGTTTATCCATACTCCGACTACTTCTTTAATAGCTCCACTCATCTTGCTGATGAGATGCAGCGACTTCAAGAAGCAGAGAACATGGGGGTCCCGCAAGCACGTGTTTTACTCGTGCCTAAGGACTCACGAGGGCCTCGAGTGATATCATGCGAACCTGCAGAATTAATGTTCATTCAGCAGGGGATCATGAGAAAACTCTATGGCATCCTCGAGAACCATCGTCTTACCCGTGGCTTCGTTAATTTTGAAGAGCAACGGATTAACCGGATGCTCGCCGAGCAGGCATCGAAAGATGGCGGCTTAGCGACTCTGGATCTCTCCGACGCTTCTGATCGTGTTTCACTTGAGTTAGTTCGCCGTGTTTTTCCAGCGAATTGGTTCAGGTGCCTCAATGCTTGTCGCAGTGAGGACACGGTCTTACCTACGGGTGAAGTGATAACGCTAAACAAGTTCGCTCCCATGGGGAGCTCTTGTTGCTTTCCAGTTGAGGCACTGGTCTTTTGGGCCTGTGCCGTTGCGAGCATTTTCCCGTACGGGCGGATCACTGAAAAGAAGATCCCTCCCGTGTGGGTTTACGGTGACGATATCGTGATTGAGCCAGAGTACTTCGAGCTCGTCACGAGAGGACTTGAATGTGTTGGCCTTAAAGTCAACAAGGACAAGTCTTATTGGAGAGGACCCTTTCGTGAATCATGCGGGGGCGACTACCACTGTGGAGTGGATGTTACCCCTGTAAGGGTTCGCAAATTCCTCTCTAAGTCACGTACCTCTTTAGCGACTAACGCGGATTTGGCAAATTCTTTTATTGCCAAGTTCGGGTACGCTGATGCCACCTCCGTGATCTCAATCATTGAGACTGCGGGAGGCTATGTGTATCCAAGGAGTGAACTGTCGCTTCCAGCGACAATTCGTACTTCTCCTGGTGTTAGTAATACCATCTTTAGGACTCGCTTTAATCGCGAGCTCCAGAGAATGGAGCACCGTATCCTGGTACCTGTCTCAATATCTAAGAGAAGGTCGCCTCCTAACTGGGAGGAGTTGTTTAGAAAACAACTAATCCAGGCTCGGTATCGCTTCAGATCCCTCGCTCACCTAACAAGTGAAGAGGTTCAGGCCGTGTTTCCTGCAGCTAGTCAGGTTTCAATCCTGCTAGTGATTGATGATAGGAGCTTTGAAACAGCACACCATCATCAATATGAGAACCACGTAGCGATACGTGATTCAAAGCAGAAACCCGGTTGGTACATGGATCCCCACTCCATCAGTAGCAAGTGGGCATGGACATGGCTTGGTTAAGCACATGTTGGGCAATGCTCAGGCCCGATAAGGGCTAGGGCACCCCCTAGGGC